ATGAAAGGTTTGGTGCTGACGTTATCGTTACTGATGTTATCCGTGAATGCTTTTGCCGCTGGGAAAATAGTGACTGTCAGTAAGTTTGAATTTGGCAAACAATGGGCATTTACCCGAGAAGAGGTGATGTTGGAATGCCGCTCAGGGGGAGCTTTGTTTGTGATAAATCCCAGCACATTAGCGCAATATCCACTTAATGATGTTGCATCTGAACAAATGAAAGCAGGCCATGTCCTTGCGAAACCGCTAGATATTTTATTATTAGATGATAGCGAGAACCCTGGTCAAAAGATGAGTTTGCTACCTTTCCAACAACGTGCGATGACTTTATGCGAAAAGTAAGCACGACAACTTGAGCATCGTTACGGCCTTTATTTTCTATTTAACAGATAATTACCTTTCTTAACTGGTAGGCTAATTTGTATCATTTAAATTAGTTTGCAACCGTTATTAATTACTTCTGTTGCTAAGTTGGCGAAACACATGTCCTCGACTACTCTTAAAGAGTATGGCTGAACAAGCCTACGTTAATGCCAACTTTTAGCGCACGGCTCTCTCCCAAGAGCCATTTCCCTAGACCGAATATAGGAATCGTATTCGGTCTCTTTTTAAGCTGTTGATTTTAAAGGTGAATTTTGTGGTTTATCGAAATTTATCGAAATTTTATCGAAATCTGATATTCGGTCTTTTATAGCATTACGTATTCTTTACCCCTCGTATCAAGATACTTGTTCGTCATCTTCTCCGATTTATGCCCCAGCAGTTTCATCGCAAATTCTTTACCTTTTTCCTTTTCATACAATCGCCCAGCGAGACTTCTGATCTCGTGAAAAGTTGGCGGACTCTCATCAAAACGAAAATCTGTTCCTTTTCTCGCCGTTACGAATTTCTTTGTCAGGCTATCTGGATGTAGTGATCCGTCAGGGCTATTTTTTCTGATGCCAGCACTTATCATAAAGTCTGTTTTACTGGCTAATTTACATTGTTCAATCACGGTGCTAAGGCGTAGGCCAACGGCTTTAAGTTCAAGATCTAAGGGCAGGGAGATCATGGCTCCGGTTTTGCCTTGGTCTATCTGTAATCTGCCATCAACAATCTGGTCAAAGCGCATCAGAGATAAATCCTCACGGCGTTGGCCAGTGACTAGCGCCAGATCCATTGATAACCCGAACCACGCCGGTAATGTGTCAGCGACCTCACGAATAGCGAGATACTGATCCAGTTCCAGGCGCTCACGTTTCACCACCGGTTTAGCTGAGCGTGTCGGTGTCACTGGATTATTATCTAAAAGCCAAGAACGCGGTGTTTTTCACTAAAATTGAACTGGCCGGGCAAATTGATAACAGCCGGGTGATCAACAGTAAATCGATGTCGTCCTATGGCGAATTTATTGATGATGTGGTCAATCTTGATGTGTTGAAAAACCATATTCAGGTGGACGGCTATAACTACATAGCTAATGTCGGTACCAAACGAGCGCTAACGCCCCGCGACTATGACGGGTTGTTGTCTACGGTTGCCGCTACCTGCAAACGTTTTTTCAATAACGGGGTGCTCGGTACCGGCTCTTATGTTGATCCTGACGATGGCGTGACTAAAGTGGCTGATTTTGGTTTTGTCATCCGCTCCCGCCCTGAGGATGTCCTTGCGCTGACCTCCGATCAACGTAAAAAGCGCGTTTACCCGTTAACCACCCTGTTAGTGATTTTAGGCCGTGCCGGTCATATCGCTGAAATCAATGCCACCGTGGAGTAATCCCTTATGACCATGCACAGATACGGCGCTGATGGCTCTAACCTCACCGTCTTTGGTATCCCGATTGATGATTTTGGTGATACCGACCCACCGATCACCATTGAAGATTTAGAACCCCGCGCCGCGCTAAAACGCAGTATCGGCGGCACGTCAGTACGGCTGGACAATAAAACCCGCGCCAAACGTTTGACCATCAACCTGATCCCCGGTTCGGTGCAGGCGCGGCAGTTATTGGCGGTGGAGAAATCCGGCATTGATGCCACTTTTACCTTTTCACAGACCGGCACCGATGAACGCTTTGCCGGGTTCGACGGCATCATGACTAACCGTGGCTCAGCCACCCGCGCCGGGAAAAGCGGTGTATCGGATGAACAATTTATTTTTGAATTTGCTGACTCAGAGGAAACCTAATTATGGGGCGTCAAATTGAAGTCGTGATCGGTGACACCCTTTTTCGCGGGGCAACATCGCCAGCCAGAGATCAGGTGGAAATGCTGCAAATCGCCGCTAAGTCTGGTTTGTTACCAGCGATCAATCCCAATGTCACCGCAATGGGTATGGCAGCTAGTTTGGCCTCTGTCGATACGATGAGCTTAAACCGCTTGAAAGAGCTGTGTTTTAACAGCGGTAGTATCGTTCGCCAATCCGATAACATCCCGGTGGGCGAAAACCTGTTCCAGGATGAAGCCCATAATTACCTGGTATTGCTGGGGCAGGTACTGAGGGAAAATATCGGCCCTTTTTGGCAACTCAGCGGCGAGGGAAAAAGCGCGGAAAACAATCCGCAGCACCCTCCCGCGTAGACTGGTTTTTATGGCGACCCTGCGCCGGTGCCGGGCAACACTGCCCGCCGCTGGCGAGGTGGTCTGATATGCTGGATGGCACTTACACCATTGATGATGTGCAACTGATGCATGATGTGTTGGATGAGATTGCGGCGGTGGTGGAAAGGGGGTTGGGTTAGCAATAGACCGTTATTCTGCATCGCCTATAATGTAAATGAATTGCAAATTCAAAGAGTAATACATACTATCTTTATGGATATTAAATATAAGGATATTATGAATGAAAGAAATCAGTGGAGAAAAATGGGTTTCTCGTTTTCAGGGAAGTGCTTCAACCCAATCATTAAGCCCGTCATTTAAAATAAGTGTTGACAACTTTATATCTGAATTAACAAAGTCGGGTGCGACAATTGTTATATCAGCAACATTAAGACCGCCTGAAAGGGCTTATTTGATGCATTGGTCTTGGAAAATATCAAGAAACCTTGCCAAGCCTGAAGATGTACCGGAAAAAACCGGTATCAGCATTCAATGGGCACATAAAAAGAGCGATGGCAGTATAGACACTGCGAAAAGCATTAAAGCCGCACAGGATATGGTAAGAGCGTACGGTATGACAGGACTTAATGTTGCTCCATCATTAAAAAGCAGACATACCGAAGGCAATGCTATAGATATGAATATCTCATGGATGGGAGATTTAAAAATAAAAAATAAAAAAGGGGAAGATGTCTTAATTAAGAGTTTTCCCAAAGATGGGATGAATACAGAACTCCATACCGTAGGAAAAAGTTTTGGTATTATAAAATACCATGGTGGTTCCAAAGATAGACCTCATTGGTCTACAGATGGTAGATAATATGAAGAAAATGATTGTTTTTATTTTACCATTTATTCTTTTACTTGGATGCTCCCATGCTGCTGAAAAATACCCGGCTGATATTAGCGAGTTTTTAAAAATAGCAGATGAATGCCAATATCTTGCTGGAGAATGGGACTCATCAATCCCCAAAGAACGGCAAATTGCCATAGAGAAAGAAGTCAATGTTACTTGCCCTAAAGCAACTGAATTGCAAAAAAAATTAAGCACCAAATACCAAGAGAATAAGCAATTGCTAGAAGTCATTAATGATTATGACTTCTAATAGCGTCATGGTGACTGTGACGAACTGATTGTTACAGTAAACACCATTATAAGTACTCCTACGAGTATCAAACCCGCCACTGCGCGGGTTTTTTTATACCTAAAATATGAGGTTTCCATGTCAGAGACAATTGATTCTCTATTGGTTTCCCTTGGCCTGGAAACAGATGCAAAGAGCTTTCAAACCGCCAATGATGCCGTTAAAGGAATTAAAGACGGCATATTGCAACTGGCCGCCGCAGCCGGTACCAGTGTCGGTTTAAAAGCCCTGACTGCTGATTTATCTGCCTCAGTATTAGAAATGGATCGGCTGAGTAAAATAACCAATTTTACCGTTAAGCAGATTGACGGCTTACGTTACGCTATGCGCAGTCTTGGCCTTAGTCCGGATGCGGCTAATCAGATTGTGCAGAAAATCCCTGACCTGCAACAGCGTGCCAGACAAGGGGAGTTAGGCGATAAAGCCTATTGGAATGGTGCATTTAACCCGACGGAATTTGCCAATAAAACCGGTATGGACTCGCTCAAGTATCTTATAGATGCTTACGGCAAAATGGATAATGACCAGCGGCGAAATCTGCGCAGTGGAATTGGCAGCGGTGATAATGATCCTTTTACCCGCTTATTGGAGGGAGGTAGCAAGGGGCTTAATGCCTCACTGAAAAATTTTGAAGAGTTATATAAACCGCTCGATCCCAAGCTTATTGACTCAGCCAACGAGTTTAATAAAGAGATGGCGGATCTGGCGACTAACTTTGACAATCTGGCCCGTTCAATGGGTGGCGACTTACTGCCAATCATCAATGCGTTATTAGAAAGTATTAATCAGTTTATTAAAGAAAATCCCGAAGTGTCAAAAGCGATTTTGACTGCTGCTGGTTTGGCCGGTACCGCTGGTGCAGTAAAGTTTGTCGGCGGCATGTTGCCCGGCAGCAGTAAACCACCGGCGGGTGCTGGTGGTGGGCGCGGCTGGTTGTCACGCTTACTGGTCAATCCGGTCACCATCGGCGCGGCGGCGGCATTGACGCCCGGCAATATTTTCACCAGTGCCGACGATGCCAAAGCCATGAGTAATCCTGATGCGATAGGGCGGCAGAACTGGGCTAAAAATAACCCCGGTGTGCCTTATCCCAGTGATACCAGCGACCTTAATAATCTGGTTGATGATCCTAACGTTCGCCAGTATCTGGAGGTGCTATCCAAAGCCGAGGGAACCGCTAGTTATGCCAATTCTGGCTATAACACGATGTTTGGCGGCGACCAATTCTATGACAGTAGTGACCACCCACGGCAATTAAAAGATTTCACCCAAACGGACGGTACTAAAAATAAAACTTCTGCGGCCGGGCGCTATCAGTTCACCAGCAGTTCTTGGGATGATGCCGCCAAAGCGCTCAATTTGACCGACTTTTCACCGCGCAGTCAGGATCTAGCCGCGCTGTTTCTTATTCAACGTGCCGGTCAGCTAGAAAATGTGACGAACGGGAACTTTGCCGATGCCACCAGTGGATTGGGGGGGGTGTGGGCCTCGCTGCCATCATCAAATTACGCTCAGCCAAAACGTTCATGGGAAGAGATTCAGGGCTACAGCGACCGCCAAACCACCCCCATGCAAGCAGTTGCCGCATCCGCGCCCCGTGGTGATGTCAGGCTGGAGCAACACAATATTATTAATGTGGGTACCGTGGGCGGTGATAGCGAATCCATCCGTGATGGGGTGCTACAGGCCACTACTCAACTGGCCCAGCAAGCGCGCGACATGATGCATACGGAGCACTACTGATGGCTATTACCGGACTATTTACCCGTAACCGACCGAAAATCGGCAATCTCTATTTTGATGCATTACTGGAAGAGTCGAGCGAGCTGCGTACTGATGTCAGTGAGTTCCCGCTGGAAGATGCCAATACTGCCCACGATAACGCGGTGACGCGCGCGCTGGCGCTAACCATGATTATCGGTGTATCCGATAACTGGTTTCGTGAACTGCTGGCCCAGCAAGATAGCAGCATTGCCGGACTACTGGGGGCCGGAGCCAGTATCACTACTGGTATGGCGGCCAGTTTGCTTTCTGGCCGGGCGGCGGCGCTGGCAGGAGTGGCTGCTTCGGTTGGCACCAGTCTGTATTCCGGCAGCTTGGGATCACAATCGCGCTCAACCCGTTCGCAAAATTTACTCGAGCAATTGCGTGAATTGCAGCGTTCACATACGCCGTTCGAATTAGTGGCCAGCCGTGGGGCCGCCTATAAAAATTGCCTGATCACCAATACCCGCACCCAATTGAAAAAAGAGAATGAGGGCGGATTGGAGATTGTGGTCGAACTGTTGCAGCTCAATATTATTTACGACACCGTTGCTGAAACCAATGACAACTTACCCTATGGCGATAGTGCTGCCACTCAGGGGCAACGTGAATACTCATTTGGTGAAGTTTTTGTCGAGGCCACGTAATGAAAGTTATCCCATTAAATAATGGTTACGCGGTGCAGCGTTTTCGGGTGCAATTAAATAATCACTATTTGGTTTTTCGTTTGCACTGGCTCACCCGTTTTAATTATTTCTGTGTCGATATTTATGAACAGGGCGAACCGGTAGTTTTGGGGCGTGCTTTGCATATTGGCGTTAATTTATTGGCGGGACTTAATACCGATATTGGCCTACTGATATTAGCCGGGGAGACCCCGACTATAGCCAATCTTGGCATTAATAATCGCCTGACATGGTATCCCGATAATGAGTAGCTATTTTGGCCGCAATTACTTACTGACCATTACCCCGGTGAGTGGCGATGAACTTACCTATCAGCCGCCATTAGAGATCCGTTTTGCTGTCGATAATACCCCGCAGAATGTCGATGCTACTGCCAGAATCACCCTATACGGCATTTCAGCACGCACCCGCGCCTTGATCCAGCGCTATGACGACAAAGAAAAACGTTATGGCAACCTGGTATTAAAAGCCGGTTATGGCGACAACATTGGCACGATATTCAGTGGACGCATTCACAATGTCGAAGTGGTCAAAGAGGGGGTAAATACCTGCCTGCGGTTATATTGTCGCACGATTGGGCTGGCATGGAATACCACGATATTTAAAACCTGGGGCGCGAATACGCCTGCCATTGAAATGCTCGAAGATGTCGCCGCGGCTTTTGGCCTTGATGTTGAAGTGATTGGTGACTTTTCCGACTTACCGCGTTTTGCCACTTCCTATAATTCCGGTGGCCGCTTGTGTCGCGATATTCTCGATAGCGTAAAAGATGACTGGAAATATTACTGGATGATCACGCCATCACGGGTGCTATTAGCCAGAGAGGGAGCCGCCAGGAAATGGGCTACCCATGAGATCACTGCTAAAAATGGTATGGAAAGCGTCCCGCGTTGGTATCTCAGCACCATGGAAATTGACGTTAAAATGAATCATCAAATTCAGCCGGCCGATGTGATTAATGTCACCTCAAGTTTTTGGACGATTAATTTTAGCGGCATGTATAACACCGACCTCAATAATCTGGCGAATGTTCAGCAGCAGACCGGCCAGTTTAATGTGCTGCGTACCTACCACGAAGGTACTTTATGGGGTGATACATGGAAAACCACGCTGATCAGTCAATGGCGTATGCCCTGAGGTAATGATGATTGAGAGCAATCCGCTGTATAGCACCATGATGCTGCTCAAGCGCGATATGGTGCGTGACCTGATGATCGGCATGCCCGGCAAAGTCATTAGTTATAACGCCGATTTGCAACGCGCAGTGGTGGAGTGCGGCATTCAGCGCCATATCGGTGACGGTCAATTTAAGACACTCCCCGTTATCGAACATGTGCCAGTGCAATTTTCTGGCAGTGCCGAATGGACGGTTTTTCATGAATTACCTACGGGTACCGAGGGCTATATTCATTTCAGCCAACGTTCTATCGACAATTGGCTCAGTCAGGGGGGGCCGGTAGCACCACTGGATGCACGGATGTTTAATCCGTCCGATGCTTTCTTTGCCCCCGGTTACCGATCACAGCAAACTGCGATTGCGGGCTTGCCGACCGAGGGGATTGGTTTAACTAACAAAAGTGGTGGGGTGCGCATCCACCTCACTGATACCGGAATGACTTTGGCGGCAGGTGGTACCACATTGGCGCTTACCGAATCCGGCATGAGTTATAGCGGCCCTGAATTTACCAATAATGGGCAAACCACCCTTAATGGTCGTACTGAGGTCACTCAAGGTGGCTTGGCGGTTGGCGAACTGGAAGTTGGTGACCACGACCACGGCGGCGTGCAACACGGCAATGATCGCACTGATGGGCCGCAATAGCTCATTACCCTGATTGAATCCTACCTATTATCGCCCTGGCTTATGCCGGGGCTTTTTGTTTCCGGAGGCATTGTGATCCGCAATTTCCAAGATGGCGACATTGTTACCCACGGCAGCCAGTTTGCTAACGGTAAAGAAGAAACCCGGCAAGCCATGATCTGTTGCCTGCGGTTATTTCTTGGCGAGTATTTTCTTGATGCCACCGAGGGAACTCCGTGGTTCCAAAGCATATTGGGCAAAACCTCACGCGATATTGCCGAAGCCAATATTAAACAGCGCTTATTGGCGGCCAAAGGCGTACTGACTATTAACCGCTTTGAAATGGATCTCGATATGAAGAATCGCAAAATAACGATATTTGCTGCGGTGATTGATATTAATAACGACGCATTTGATTTCCTGTTCACTGAGGATCTTATCTAATGGCCACCATTAATCGTGACGGGGCCAGCGGCACCACGCTGAGTGAATATCTGGATACTCTGCGCCAGCGTTATCTTGCTATTGATGATGGCTGGAATATTAACCCGGAATCGCCGGATGGTCTGGCAATAGCGGTCTGGTGTGAGGCATTAGCTAATTTGGATGAAGCGGTAATTAATGCTTATCACGCCGCCGATCCCAATTCAGCGATTGACCAACAATTAGACCGCATTGCCGCGTTCGCTGGAATCAAACGCAAAAATGCGACCTATTCAACCGCTACCGTTAATTTTAGCGGCATCGCTTTTACGCCGATCAATGCCGGGACATTAATCAGAAATAGGGCGACTAATACCTTATGGGCGACTGATGGTGATGTTGTTACTGACGCGGCAGGGAATGCGACAGTGAATGTCACTTGTACGCTGACAGGGGCGCAGGGGGCCAATAGTCATAATCTGACCATTATTGCCACACCGATCGGCGGCATTACGGCGGTGACAAATAACACTGCAGCGTCAATGGGATTGGATAAAGAAACCAATAACGCATTTCGCATCCGACGCAATGAATCAGTGGCGCTACCTGGCTCCAATCAGATTGATAATATTTATGCGGCGCTGGTCAATATTGATGATGTTAAACGAGCGCGGATTTATGAAAATTTTGAGGATCAAGCCGACGAGAATGGGGTGCTCGGTCACTCAATGGCGATATTTGTTGATGGTGGCAGCATCGAGGATGTTATTAACAGTACTGCCATCAATAAAAGCCCCGGCTGTGGGTTAAACCGTTATAACACTTTCCCTAATAAAATCTCGTTGGATACTGTTACCCCAAAAGGTAACCCGATCACCGTAACCTTTTTTCGCCCCCAACTAATACCGGTTTATGTACGGGTTGAGATCGCCAGTAATAGCGAATTTATTGACGAAGAGATAAAACAGGCGATTGTCGATTACAGCATTATCGGTTTTGATCAGACCAATGGCTTTTCTAAGTTGGGCTTTAAAATTGGTGAAAGTATTGGTGCGGGCCGTTTATTTACCCCAGTCAATTATCTGGTGGCCGGTAATGGTTTTGTGAATGCGATTACCGTTGGTACTGCTGTCGAGCAGGCCAATGAGAGTGCAGTGAGAATAGCCTTTAATCAGCTCGGGGTGTTCAGTACTGAGAATATCGAGGTGGCCTATGTATAACCACCGTAAAAAAGCATTGTCACGGATTTACCTGCAATATAAAAATGCGCCGAAACTGCTTGAATGGATCAGTATTTTACCGGACATCAGCCAATCTGCACTGGAAGAGCAGATCACTAAAATCAATAACCTGTTGGATATTGATAATGCCGAGGGCGATCAACTGGATATCTGTGGCCGCATTGCCGGATTTACTGAGCGGCCGCTCATCCGCAGCGATTACTTATCGATATTTGCTTATAACGGTACCGGCGGCGCACAGCCCTATAATGTCGCGCCGTATAAAGCGCCGCATGAACAAATCGGCAAAGTTCCGGTGTCGGATTATCTCTATCGCGTATTAATCAAAGCCAAGATCCAGAAAAACAACACCAACGCCACCTTGGATGAAATCAAAACTGCCGTTGATTACATTCTGGATGTTAATTCCGCCATCATCGATGGGCAGGATATGACCATGAAAACTATCTGGGTCGACAAACCGATCCCCGCCAATGTCTTAGTGCTTATTCAGCTATTTGATTTAATCCCCCGACCGCAAGGCGTCAAAGCCAGCTTAATCCGCGTTAACCATCATCCCTTTGCCTATAAAGGCACCTTCGACGCTCAGCCATACGGCATGGGCGCTTATATCTAATTGGAGCCACTATATGGCCAGAAATGACAGCTTTAATCAGCCGTGGGCCAGTGTGCCTGCGCAATTTGAACGCCCCGGCGACGGCCTGATTGCGCGTGGCTGGGCAGGCGGCGCATCCGAAGATCCGCCCGAGGCCAAGTGGGAAAACTGGTGGCATAACCGAGTGGATTTAGCCTTGCAGGAATTGCAAAATCTTGGGCAGCTAATTTGGTTTACTGATGCTCCCTACCAGGCAGGGGCAAGAGTGAGTCACGGCGGCAATAGCTATATTGCATTGTCAGAAAATACCGGCGTAGAACCCACTGGCACATTAGATATTGGTGTGTGGCGTAAAGAGGGGGACAGCACCTATTTGCAAACGGCTAATAACCTCGCTGAAATCGCGGCGGCAGGACCAGAGGCAATAGCTGCCGCCATTGCTAACCTTGGCTTAACGGATACCGCAGCCATTGCCACCAATGCATTACAGAAAAACCAAAACCTCAACGATGTAGCAGATAAAACCGCCGCACGAACCAATTTAGGGCTTAAAGGGGCGGCAGTGCTGGATATCGGAAAAACTGCCGGTACTGTCGCCGCTGGCGATGATAGCCGGATAGTGAATGCTATTAGCAGCCAAAGCACCCATGTTCAGTTACCCGGCGCATTAACCGCTGGCAGTGATATACGTGCAGCCCGATTACTGTCAAAAAGTGACCTGATAGCTGGTGAGGGCCGCGCCGAGGGGCACGCAACATTAGCGGTAGATGGTAATGTTCACGGCACTGTATGGGGTGGGGCACTATCTACCTATATTGGCAACATGCGAAATACCGCCTCAAAAGATTGGAATGGATGGTTTAGAGATTCAGCAACTGGGTTACTCATCCAGTGGTGTACTGGCCCCGGCGTGATACACGAAACCCAAAATGTGGTTACTAATTTTCCAATTGCGTTCCCGAACGCATGTTTCATGGTGTATGCATCAACAAAATGCCCGGACCAAAATTGGAATAATGATGTTTTTTATCAAGTTGCTAACTGGTCAAATTCATCTGCCGTATGCATGTTGCAACGACCAAACGGCGGCACGTCTGGCACGTCAGTTTATCCGCAAATTTTAGCTATTGGCGCTTAAATAGGGAGCCATCATGTACTTTTTCTCAGCCACAACACTGAGCTTTTACCCGAAAGAGTTGCTAGGGATTTACGCAGACGCCGGGACATTACCGGGTGATTTAGTAGAAATTGATGATGATGTTTACGCTCAATTCTCTGATAAACAGCCAATTGGGAAAAAGCGCGGCGCGAATAAAAAGGGAATGCCAGTGTGGGTAGATATTCCTGCCCCTATTGTTACCGCTGATGATATCACAGCAACAGCCCGCCGCTATCGTGATGCCTTTATTGCGGCAACCGATGCCATGACAATTGTTGATTATTGCATTGATGATAAGCCACTGACCGAGGCGCAACGTAGTGAGTTAATCGCCACCCGTGCAGCTTATCGCTCATGGCCAACACTGACCAACTGGCCGCAAGTTGAGTTACCGGAGTTACCACGGTGGCTTTTGATTGAAGCGGTGAATCATGGTTACCACATACCTGTATGGCCGATATAAAAATAGTCGTATGTAGTAGAGCCGGGCTTAATTGCCCGGCATATGATGAATGAAGTGAACTCATATTGTTTATGAAAATCTTTATTCACTTCGTATCTGAAAAGTATTTTTTATAGACACCAGTTTCAATAAATCGCTTGGCAGCCATCAATGAACTGTCGACTGAGATATGAGCGCCGTCAAGAGAGTAGGGGATCTCTATTCCGTTGTAATGGTATGAGTCACTTTCATCAAATATGTCATCTTTTTTGATGAATTTTATGTACCCATCTTGTTCTAATTGCGAGAAGATAATATCCATCTTTTGGGTGTCATCATCTTTTTTATTGGAATTACCTTTTAATCTAAAGGGTAAATCATTGACTCCCGCAGCGATGAAATTAGCAAAAACATTGATATCGTATTGTGTTGGGGATGCCATTACATACACTTTCACCCCTTTAGATTTGGCATATTTAATCACATCAACAATTTCATTTTGATAACCTTTGCGATATAAATCAAACCAGATGCCAGAAAATATAACGAAATCATATTTTGAAATATTATCTTTTAGATATTCTCTATTTAACAGGCACTGTTTATAGGCCACTCGTGTTTTAGTGCCATTGGTGGAATCCGTTAAGCTCGGGAAACACCAGTTAGTGGTGACGGAATCTACTGATATACCGAGTTTCTTCGCGACTTCATCGACGAAGGGTTCATAATGCCCGGCAAAAGAGTCACCAAAAAGCAGGCCTTTTGGCTTCAATGACTTAACCCCCAGTTTGCACACTGATTTTTCCATTGAGATGATGGGGGCGGACTCACCGTCAACATTATAAAAACAATAACCATTATCTCGGTTTGGCATTACATGAAATGATTGTATTTTTGCATAAAGTTCAACGGTTTCTTTATCTGCCATAATGCCGCGATCGAGCGTACTGTGCCTAACTGTCAGTGCCAGCACACCAACGACCAGTGTACACAGTGATATATAGACCAGGTTAGAGGTGGTGGATAATTTGGCGAAAACTTTCCGTGATGGATTTTCCACTAACTTAAGAGATAATTCACCTAATATCACGGTAGCAACTAAAGCCAGCAGCACCCATTTATAGTTACTGAGTAAACTTAAATAAGTTAATGCGACGACAATAGGCCAATGCCATAAATAGATAGAATAGGAACTGGCCCCCAACTTTTGAGCGATAATATTAGCGGTGAAAATTGATTTTTGCCGCGCAGAAATCAGCACCAACACCGCACCGGCTACCGGTAATAGCGCATTTGAACCGGGCCAAACAATTGATGAGTTAAATAGCACAATTGACGCAGAGATAAATACTATACCGATAACTTCTGTATATCTCGCCAGAGTCTCTGGCATGGCCTTTCTTCGTGTTACCCACCAAGCCATCCCCCCAGCCAGCATTTCCCACATTCTGGTTGGCAGAAGGTAAAACGCCGCTGACGGCCAGCGCTGTGAAGCATAGATAGAAAGGCACAGTGATAGAAATCCTAGGGTGAATAAGGTAAATTTAACCGCCTTGTAATTGATGAACTTCCACAGCACAAAAATGATAATAGGCAGAATAATATAAAACTGCCACTCTACAGAAAGTGACCAGGTATGTAACAACCACTTTTCATGTGAGGACGCATCGAAATAGCCCGATTCACGCCAGAATTTAATATTTGATATAAAAAAAAGTGTATTAACTACATGGGTTGCTAGCAATTTATAATTCTGTTCAGGCAGCCAGAACCAACCAAATATTAATAGCGCAAAACATAGCACCAAAAGCATGGGAATAATTCTTCGCGCTCTGGCCAGATAAAACTGTAAGAATGAAAAATTGCCTGACTCCATGCCAGAAACGATGATCCGGGTCATTAAAAAGCCGGAGATAACAAAAAAGACATCAACGCCGACAAACCCACCCGAGAACCCTGGTACACCAAAATGGTACAGAACAACGGCAATGACCGCCCATGCTCTAAGTCCATTGATATCATTACGAAATTTATTTGATGCTATTTTTTGCGTTGGAGTTGTTGCTAACATTAAGATGACTGCCTGCTGTTAAATTTTTCAAAAAACATCCATGTTTGAATGACGCTATTCTAACAGTTGTGTCGATTGATCAATAGACTGTCATGGTTATGTAATTTTTCGGTGAGGAGGAAGAAAAGAGTTAAACTAGCCATCTAGCTTGCAGCAGCGAAGCGCTATCAAGAAGCTCTGAGTTCAATCGCTCGGTCTATTCATTGTATTCTTGGTCGGTGACTTAAAATTGAGACCAATAATCTGTAGCGACTCATACTTAATCAAACACCTTTGCTAGGTCTGACAGTCGGCTTAGTGCTGTGAGTTCAACCGATGGATGCAACACATTGGTTAAAACGCTCTGCGGGTGATTCATAGTCTAGCGTTTTTCTTGGCCTCTCGTTGAGCTGCCTCGCAACACTATTTAGTCTTTGCTGGCTGTGAACCGATAAGTCAGTTCCTTTTGGAAAATACTGCCTGAGTAATCTGTTCGTATTTTCATTGGAGCCGCGTTGCCAGGGGGATTGAGGATCGCAGAAGTAAACCTGAATATCTGTGGCTACAGTAAACCGGGTGTGGCTGGTCATTTCAGCACCCCGGTCCCATGTTAATGTTTTATAAAGTTCAGCAGGTAATTCCCGGGCTTGTTTGATGAGTGCAGATATAACCGTTATGGTCTTGTTGTCCCTGACTTTGGCCAGCATAACAAAACGGGAATGACGTTCTACGAGGGTGACGATATAGGAGTTTTTAGAGCCCTGGATCAGGTCACCTTCCCAGTGCCCTGGTATAGCTCTGTCAGCGACTTCAGGTGGCCTTTCGCTGATAGAAATCGTATCCGGGATTGACCCTAATCCTTTCCCTTTAAGCGATGATGTTCTGGATCTACGCACGACTCTTCCGCTTCTGAGGCATTGCTGCAGTTCTTTTTTTAATGCACCCCGGGTTTGTATAAAAAGCGTTTTATATATCGTTTCATGTGACACATGCATTTCCTGATTATCCGGATAACAGCGTTTCAGCCAACCGGCGATTTGTTCCGGCGACCAGTCCTGATGCATCTTCTCTGCGATGATTTTACACAGTGTGGGTCTTTCAATTAGCTTGCAAGGTTTTGGTCTCAGAGCATTTTCCCACGCAGCAGTATCCGCTTTTGATGCACGGTATTGTTTTGCACCACCGTGCCTCTTGATCTCGCGGCTAATCGTTGAAGGTGCTCTCGATAGCTTGTTTGCGATCGCTCTGATGCTGATTTTTGTTACCAGCGCTCTGGATATTTCCTCTCTTTCATCAAGTGAAAGAGCTAACGGATGCCGCTTTCGGACAGGGGGACGATATCCACCAGTCTGGTGGATAGTGGGCATAATAGAAGAATGATATCTGTCGAACATTCTGGCGATATCATGCAGGGAATCACCTTGCTTATACCTGTCCCAGATAATCGCTTTCTGTTCTGGCGTGTAGTTAATGCGCGTTCTTCGTTTCATGGCAACGTCCCCCTTGATTAAGGATAGCGTTGCATCGACCCGTTGAACTCACAGCCAAAAGCGGATGTTGGTTGTATCGTGCAATGCTGATTTATTAGGAGCCGGTAAAGCCAACTTGAACTACCAAACCGAATTACCAAAAGTGATCGAGGTGATGGCTGTTGCACATTCTCAGTACCGCTTAACCGGATCAGGTTTAGACTGACTCAACTATGATGCATAGTATTTACGTCAAAGCGGGCTTGCTGTAAATTCTATAGCTTACAGGGTGATAAGCCGTACGGAACTAAATTCTATTAACATGCTGGCGATTGACGGGGAATAAAACAGGCTATTACTAGTTTTAAAGATCACAATATAAAATAATACTAATTAAAAGAAAGCGAACATTGACAGTTGAATAACTCACATAAAGGGTTAATATGAGCTTTAAAAACAAGACTAAAAATCAGCATTTTATCTCTCGCATTGAGCAACGATTGAATGCAATCAATTTAAATTCCGAAAAAAATAGTATGAAAATTTACTCGTTTTTATTACTGGAGCGAAATGAATACAAGGTTGAGTTGGAATCCAAAAGCGCTAATAAAATATCAAGTAATCTTGCCTATATTGACCTCTATAGTTTTGACTTTCTAGATAATGGAATTAGGCATAACTTCGAAAAGGCTTTTGGGAAGTATGAGGAAAAAATTCATGCGTCTACACTGACTTTCATTAATAAAATTGAAAGCAATAGCAATGATATTTTAGACGAGCTAAACGATGTCTTAGCCATGAAATTCCTTAACTTCATAAGGAATCCTTTTAACATAAAAAAAGTTTTGAACACGTTTGGTGCTTTGGCTGACTACTATCCATTAAACAGTAAACTACGCGCCGAATACGATAAAATAGAGAAAAGAGATGATAAAGGCGTGGACAGGATCTGCCATCTTTTTGACGTTGAAAAACACCAGTATTTCAAATGGATGAGGGTTATGTTTCTGATTTTGATGGATTCAGGAAATAAAGGAAGAAATATGTTAGATGACATCATTTACCAGTTTGTCACTGATAAAAAACAGGCAACGGCTGTTTGGGTTTATAAATTTACTGATGAAAACGCAGATAAAAAAGTATGCCTATCCGATAGATCGTTCGTAGACCTCGCTGGCCCAGAAAATGGTAGCTTGGTTATGGCTTTTAATCTCACGGCCAATTGCTTCATAAAACTTGCTATGATCGATGTGAGAACTTTTTTGGAAAAAAATCCAGAGCGACCAGATACGGTTGAAAACTTAATGGCAATTTTAGAGAACATACCTAAAAACATTGAAATAAGATTACTTTTAAATGATGAATATGCTCTTGAGGCACTAGCCCATTACAATAGAACAGCAATTCTTCAATGTCACAAAAGGGTTTATTGTTCATCTTCTAATATCTATGGGTTATAAACTGATTTATTTCAAGGTGGGCTGAGGGATTCCAAACCGTTAAATTTATTATTATGCACTGTTCAGACGCTTATATAAAGGCTGTTGAGCATCCACTGTTTGTGGAAATATAACATGATCTTTAAATAGTTATTGTCCACAAAATACAATAATTTGTAGTTGTCACTGATTTATATTATCAATATTTAGAGCGTGCAAGTTTAAGTAACTCGGGCCAAACCTGACAACCAAGTGGAAAGTTCAGTACCACCTATTCAAAATTTGAACGAAACTTCCGCTCCTCGCTCACTACGGACTGTTAACTCGTCCGCTGCATGCCAGGAGCGGACATTTTACACATTCTGATCTGCTTCGTACCAAAAGCAGATGTTGTGAATATCGTGTTATCTTACTCTCTGGGAATTAGTAAAACTCTCGTTTGACGTAAACGCATTCAGCCGCTTACTCTAAGAAAAAGGGGGCGGCTGAAATAAGTACGTTACCTTACTGTTATGCTTTTCTCTATGAATTAACCAGTCGTTGATAAGCAGAAACTCTTCCAATATTAGGGAGTTGAGGCAGCGTTGCAGATGCGATATAACCCAGGGCTTGAATTACAACTTGGTTAGTAGAAGCAAATGTTGCAGCCAAATTTTTATAACTCTCAGCACATCTAGCTATAGAAACTCTGGATACAAACTCACTATCCAAGACAAGTCTTACAAATTCTTTTAATTCGTTGTCACCAAACTTAGCAATCATCTGATCGTAATAATATACAGCTCCATTTGAAACGCCGTATCCATTACCCAACTTACACATTATTATGGTTTTGACATAATCCTTTCTTACTGCATCAGGAATAATTCCGGTACTGGATATATAAGCAGCTAAAGCTGAAGCATGAGGCGGTTCACTATGGAAATTATTCCATCCACTGTGAGCTTGATATAGATTATCTATCTTTATCGACATTTCAACTGATAGTGTATCTGCAGGTAAATATGGCAAGCCACTAACAATAGTCAAAAATTCGTTTGCAGCATCACGCCGAGAGTTCTCGCCATTGGTAGCAAAGGACTGGTATTTTATGCCGCAGTTATATTTCGCACTATCAGATGCTAAGGTCCAACAATCATTTGCAATAGCTTTAATATTGTTTTTAATTTGCACTGATGCGGAATCATTTGTATACATTCCAAATATAGTTCGCAAGAGAGAATTTAGAGCATCTAAAGGTAGAGTTTGTAAGCCTGTTTTGATATGGGCTATGGCAGTCGAATCTAAAGACTCTTGTTTGATACTTAGCAGAAAGCGATTTACATTTAAGGCCGCTGGTTCTGGTTGCTTTGATATAACTTCTTTAATACATGTTTCCAACCAAGAAACCAATTGAAAACCAGTTAGCTGATTCTGGTTAGGATGTGCTGCGCTTGCCCAATTTCGCATATCCCTAATGTAGTCTAGGTGTTTAAAACCTAAATCTGAAAGCAGACCTGTTAGGTGACATCCCCTAATTAACTCCCACTCCTCAACCTTTACAAGGTCATCAATGGATTTTAATTTATCGCGTCTTTTAGGATCGGTTATTATGCTATCATAAAAATAATCAATATCATTTAATGAAACCTTCCACCTCAAATTGGTTACAGTCTCATTCCAGAGGAAATTCAAAGCAGCATCAAAAAGACCTGCGCCGCATGCCGCGACAAATTTCGATAAATATAATGAGTCAGACCGGGTTTGTACGGTCATGTTACTGATGACATCGGGAAGATTTGAAATAACTCTATGACGTTCTGAATTATCTACGAGAACATTATTTGTAGGCAAATCTAAACTTGATAGGTAGGTAGCAAGTGACGTGTTAAATTGGTCAACAACAGTTGTTACACTTTGTGTGTCAACAACTAATAAGTTATTTGCCATGTTCATTCCTTTTCATCGATTTCATACCTCAGTCAGAAAGTTCTGACAGAACCGATAACGACTTCATAAATTATTTAGGTAAGTCATTTGGGAAAACTTTATAGGTCTCATTTTTTGTCACGGGCTTTTAATGTTAGAAACAATTTAAACTAGCTGAACCAACTGATGCAACTAAAAAACCAAGATCAGACTGGCATTTTACCCACCAAAGTAGATTACAGGCCTGAGTGTAAGATACTTTTGTTGGCTTGCTTCCCATTACCAATGTCACTATATAGCTTGTAGTGTGACCATTATCACACGATAAACTACTTCCGCTCCTCGCTCATAGCTGCCAGTCAGACTTAATCGTACCTTGCTACAAAACACAAGCCGAACGCATTAAACGTATCGAAATTTTTACGAATGGTTCCGAATTAGCAGTTAACTATATGAATTTAAAGGCTAGGGAAGTAAGGTAATGGAAGGTATTTTTTGAGGTGATATCGATTTAATTATTTGATTTTAAAAAGAAAAATCCTTTTAAATCTAAAAGAGGAATCGTATTCGGTCTATTTTTAACCCATTGATTTTAAAGGTGAATTTTGTGGTTTATCGAAATTTATCGAAATTTTATCGAAATCTGATATTCGGTCTTTTATAGCATCACGTATTCTTTCCCTATCGTATCAAGATACTTGTTCGTCATCTTCTCCGATTTATGCCCCAGTAGTTTCATCGCAAATTTCTTACCTTTTTCCTTTTCATACAATCGTCCGGCTAAACTTCTGATCTCATGAAATTTTGAAAGAAGTACTTAGCGGCTTCATCGTTTGCAAAATGACGCCTAACTAATCTAATGCAACGTTCTTTATCTATGTATTACCACCAGAAATGTGAACATATCGACAGGTTGATGGCCATGAAAAGCTAACTGCTGCGCCGGACAGTGAAAAGAGTCAATCTATATTTTGAACGTAAATGGCTATGGACGCAGGGGCACTCCGTGACTCAATGGTAAAGCGGGGAATGGTCAATGATAATACCGTACTCTGCCATCATCTCCTCCAAATTGTGTAGGTTCAAGCCAAATACATTGCGCGACCATATCAATGAACAGTGCTGTATTTTCAGTGGTATACGCAGAAAACATCGTAAAAAATAACATATTGCCTGACGACGGATTACTGCAACAGAGCCGTATTTATTGTTGTAAAAATAACAATAAATTATCTCGCATAAGAAATATCTTACAATAAGTCAGCTTCCATTCTGATATACGCCCCTTTTTGTTTATTGTTTAATCACCTCAATAAGGAAAAATGTTGATCAATATCAAATTTTGATAAAATTATCACTTTGATAACCTCAATTGTGTTGACATTTTCTAATATAATTAGAATAACCTCAGACTATAAACATGAAAAAGCAACTGATAGCACTAACAGCACTGTCTTATTAGATTTTTGGCTTCAATGCAGCAAACGCAAAAGCACCAACAGCAGAATTAACAGTCAAAGGTCAGGTGAGCCCCCCTGGTTGTATTATCATGGCTCCAGACGGCGGAGTCTATAACGTCGGTGAAATTGCAGGGCATACTGTTAAACCTTCGGCACTCACCGTATTGCCTTCAATAACCAAAAACTGGTCAGTAATTTGTGATGCTGAAACCTACGTTAGCGTGACCGGTAGCGATAACCGTGCTGGCAGTAGCACGTCCGGAGGTCGCTATGGATTAGGTTTTGTTAATGGCGCCGGAAAAATAGGTGATTACGGCGTTTATTTTTCAAATGCAAAGGTTGATGGTACTGCAAAATATTTCCGTAAACAGGAAGAAGCCGCTGCGGCTATTTTATCATTAAGCATTGGGCCACTGAATGGGCTGAGCTGGGTCCATGCTAATGCAACAAAAGCACCAGGAAAAGTATTCAGTGCTGATATTGAAGTCATGCCGAGACTTGGCAGTGTTGCTGATATGAAAGGCCCCATTACAGAGAATGTTAAAATAGATGGTTCAATGACGTTGAGTATTATCATTGGTATATAGATAATAATACTTATAAAGGGAATTCATTATTAAGTCCGTCATTTAAAATAAGCATTGATAATTTTATATCTAAATTAATAAGATTTGCGCGGCAGTAATTATATTTGCAACATTAATCCCCCAGAGAGGGTTTATTTGATGTATTGGTCTTGTAAAATATCAAAAAACCTTGCCAAGCCTGAATATGTACGGGTTGAAACGGGTGTTTGCATCCAATGGGCGCATTAAAAGATCGATGGCAGTATGGACACTGCGAAAAGCATTAAAGCTACACAGAATATGGTAAAAGTGTACGGTATGAGAGGGCTTAACGTAGCGCCATCATTAAGAATCAGACATGCCGAAGGGAATGCTATTGATATGAATATTTTATGAGCGAGAGATTTCAAAATAAAAGTGGCGAGGATATCTTAATTGAGAATTTTCCCGAAGAGGGAATGAATACAGAACTCCACGCCGTAGGGGAAAGTTTCGGTGTTATAAAAACCATGGTAGCTCTAAAGACAGAGCTGATTGGTCAACGGATATTTCATGAGGGTGTCAATGTTTTTTATCTCTTGTCTAATAATGCGGTTTTCTTATGAATGTTGTTATATCCCCATAATTTGAATAAATAATACTTTGTTAAATATAAGGTTATATGGCTTGTCAATTAATTATCTAAGTTATCTCAAAAAATATAATCATCTGCAGCATGATGTTTTCATCAAATTTATTGGCGTTAATAAATCTCAAAACTACCAATTCGGATATCCTTGACGCGTTAATAAAGCATGAGTTTTGACGCGTTATTGGAGTAATTACGATGTCGGGATCAAGCACAAAAACCTAGCAATGGTGCTGGGTTGGATCGCCATTTTGATGACTTAAGCAATATTAATAAAGGAGGTCTGTCGATACATTACCAGTAGCTAGATACTCTCGAAAAGCAGTGATCACCGGATCAAAATCATCAACTATAGTTGATGCTCTGAAGTGGTCAACAAAAACTGGCCACCACGTTAGAGTTTTTCCAGTATCGATTTTCTGATTCGTTTGGTGGCAACCCACCGTTATATTCGTGCGGCCTGAGTGCGCTGTAATATCTAACGATATAGTCCGTTATAGCGTGAGTCGCATCGCTGAAGCTTACGTAACCTGTCACTGGCACCCATTCGTTTTTCAGACTCCGGAAGAAGCGTTCCATTGGGCTATTATCCCAACAGTTTCCACGCCGGCTCATACTCTGTCTGATCCGGTAACGCCACAGTAACTGCCGGAACTGCCTGCTCGTATAATGACTGCCCTGATCGCTGTGGAACATCACTCCTGCGGGCTTACCCCGAGTTTCCCATGCCATTTCCAGTGCTTTCATGGTGAGTCTACTGTCCGGCGAGAACGACATTGCCCAGCCCACTGGCTTTCTTGCAAACAGATCGAGAACAACAGCGAGGTATGCCCAGCGTTTGCCTGTCCAGATATAGGTCACATCACCGCACCATACCAGGTTTGGCTGTGTTACGGCGAACTGTCGCTCAAGGTGATTCGGGATAGCAACGTGTTCATGACCGCCACGCTTATACCGGTGAGTCGCTTGCTGGCAACTGACCAGCCCCAGTTCTTTCATGAGCCTGCCAGCAAGCCAGCGCCCCATCCGATAGCCTCTCTGGGTTGCCATTGTGGCGATGCTTCTTGCTCCGGCCGAACCGTGGCTGATGCCATGCAGCTCAAGTACCTGACTGCGTAATACAGCCCGTCTGCCGTCTGGCTTTTCAGGACGGTTTTTCCAGTATTTGTAGCTGCTGCGATGAACCCCGAACACATGGCAGAGTGTGGCCACAGGATAACGCGCCCTGAGTTTCCCGATTATCGAGAACTGTTCAGGGAGTCTGACATCAAGAGCGCGGTAGCCTTTTTTAATATTTCGTTTTCCATTTCAATACGTTGCACCTTCTTCCTGAGCTCACGTATTTCGATTTTTTCCGGTGTGATAGGAGAGGCTTTTGGCGTTTTGCCCTGTCGTTCATCACGCAGCTGTTTTACCCATTTAGTCATCGTGGAAAGCCCCACATCCATAGCCTTAGCGGCGTCAGAAACGGTGTAATTTTGGTCGACAACCAACTGAGCGGACTCACGTTTGAATTCAGGACTAAAATTTCTTCTTTTCATTGGTGCACCTGTGTTGTTCTGAGGTGAGCATATCACCTCTGTTCAGGTGGCCAAATTCAGTAAACCACTTCACTCCATAAGGTTCACCGTGCATAAGCTGCAAGCCACCTGGTGAGTTTAGGTTGTGCAACGTCCTGACGTTATATTCACCATCACAATCATTTTCACCTAGCAACAACATATAGCGTCCAGATTCAGTGTATAAAGATAACTCTTCAGGACCGATATCGTCACAAGCGTTATTTTTCATACCCAACACACCAACGTTATCACGGAAAAGTTCAAGGACTTGGAGTAAGTCATCCTCAGAAGGGTTCTTTAAAGGTTTTAACTGTTCCCTATCACCAGAAGGGCTAAAGAAATAACCGCCTAACACCATATCTTTATTCATTTAGCCACCTTGATAAATTTCATTCCTGTTTCCCATGTGTATTTTACTGGGTCACCATATTTATCGACAGCATGTATAGTGAGCGAGTTTACTTCAGCGGCATTTGCGGCTGAAGTAAACTCGCCTCTACAGTAACCACAGACATCTTTACCGCTCACAACCATGTTTATATCGGCTCCCTTCGAGACCCCAGCTTCATGTGCTTGTTGAAGAGCACCTATTTCGGCATGAGCATCCGCCATATTTCCATTAGGGAACGTTTCTCTAGTACCGTCAGCTAACACTTTTGCTTTAGCTTGCTTAACCGCCTAAATCTTGGGCTGTTTTCGTATAACCTTCAACATTTCCGTTGTAAACGCCTCCGGCAGCCAGCAGTCGCTCCGGCAGCCTTGGTGTTAATAGTACGGAAGGCTTGCTGTGCTGGCAAATCAGGTACAGAAGCACGTACCAAACGCTGAACCTGTGTTGGTCGTGGTTTTCCTTCAGAGTGACTATAATCTTTTCTACTCACCGAGCTATTAAATTCAGCGATAATCTTTTTCGCACCATCAAAATGAAAACTAAGTGGATCGGTGCAAATAAGCTTACCGTTTTCACCAATATAAAATAGCTTGGCAGGGCCATGAATGTCGCTAAGCATGACAATATCGCCGGAAAATACCATTTTTTCCAGTTTGTCTTTTTCCCTAGCCCCACGAGATGCTCTCGAATGCGAGGCTGCCCTATTTTCACGCATATTAATAATGTAACGACCATTATTATTGTGGTCATCAAATTCATACTCACGGCAGATACGTGACCATGCGGCGTACGCGCTTATTATGCGCTCATACTCTTCGGGGGGAAGATTATCACGTGGCAGGTAATACAAATCATTGCCAGGCAAGCTAAGACTCATATCCATTTCCTTATGGTGTTAACTAAAGCAGTGCCACTGCATATCTATTGCTCAATAGATTTTCTACAAGAAAGCTCTGTATTTAGCCTTTTCGTGGAGTAAATATTTTTCTTATCTCTGATAAAAAAATAAATAATCGATATCCGGCCATGGTTTCTACATTGATTATTTTAGCCAGGTTCAACCGGCGAAATTTTTACCCACTCATTTCTATGGGAATCCAGATAGATAACGGTGAATGTTGTCACAGGTAATACCCTAGGATTATAGCGAGCGAGGCTCTGAAAATAGTTTGAAATTATGGCGAGAGTTATACTGTCTAGTTGGCGATTTATGTTTACTGGTACTGATTTTTGTGGGAGCCAGCAACCTGAAAGCATGGAATAAGCCCCATCAGAAACTGATGAGGCTTATTGGTCATACACCCAGCGGATATTTGAGTTAAAAACTTTTGAATCCGTTAGTCCTCACTCTCTTAAACCTAGCAGACTATTAAGCTCGTCGATTTGTTGCTGCCACTCACGTTGTAATGTGATTTTTTGGTGTTTAGGTTTCCGCGCCAAATCCTCGGCCAGTTTGGCCTCCAGATCCAGCAAGGCTGTCAGCAAATAATCTTCCTCACTTTTCATGAGGGTGGTAATAGCAGCTGTAGCAATGGCTGAACTTGAACTCGGCGCTATTACTGGTTTATCGGCCAGAATGTTGTAAACCGGAGCCAGGTCGTGCCACTCTTCGAGCCGTTGTTGGTGGATCAACCAGAAGCGATTACAACTTTGCTCAATTAGCATGCGGTCATGTGACACCAATAATACTGCACCTTTGAACGTTTTTAGTGTTTCCGCCAGTTCCTCTTTACCTTCTATATCGAGGTGGTTGGTCGGCTCATCCAGTAGCAGTAACGAATAGTTTGCCAGTGTTAAGCCGATAAACAGCAGCCGTGAACGTTCACCACCGCTTAGGGTACTTACCTTTTGTTGATGCCGCAGGTAAGGGAAGCCCGCACCAATCAGCGCCATTTTTCGCTGGTCTTCCGTCAATGGTGCAAAAGGCGTCAGCGCGTCGCTGATTGAATCGTCATCGTGTAATTGATGTAGGCTTTGATCGTAATATCCCATACGGACTTTTGGATGAAAAACTATACCCGCATCGGAGGTTTCTGGCTGGTTAAATTCCTGCCATAAGCTATGTAATAACGATGACTTACCGCAGCCATTGCGGCCAACTAGCGCGATGCGATCGCCACTTTTTACTCTAACTTCATCCAGTTCGAATAAAACAGGTGCATCCGGCGCAGGACGCACCTGCAAATCAGATAGTGCCAGCACACGATCAGCAGGCAATGCTTCACCATTGAGCCGCAATTGCCATTGATTGCCGGCCGTTAATAGAGTTTGATCTTCCTTCATTCGATCAACTTGTTTCTCCATCTGCTTGGCTTTACGAGCCAGCTTTTCGTTGTCATACACGCTGCCCCAGATAGCCAACCGTTTGGCACTTTTCGCTACGCGGTCGATCTCCTTTTGTTCTGCATGATGGCGATGAGCATCGGCGCTATCCTTTTCTTCTAACGCCAGCCTGGCTTGTGAGCAGGGTAGACGAATAAATTGCAGGGTTTTATCGCGCAAGATCCAGGTGCAGTTGGTCACGCGGTCGAGCAGGCTGCGGTCGTGCGATACCAGTACAAAGCTGCCTCCCCAATTTTGTAGAAACTGTTCAAGCCATAGCAGAGTTGGTAAATCCAGGTGGTTACTGGGCTCATCCAGCAGCAGTAAATCCGGCTGGCGGATCAAAGCTCGCGCTAGCAGCAGGCGCGTATGTTGCCCGCCGCTCAGAGTTGCGGCAGTCAGTGACCATACGTTTTCCTCAAAACCCAGTGTGGCGAGTAGGACTTCGGCTTGCCAGCGTTCCGGTTGGTGCAGGCTGCCCGGCAGATGATTGAGCACCGCATCTATCAACGTAGCTTCGTTTAATGCGCAGGGCAGATGCTGTTCTACCGTGGCCATCAAGCATTGATTTGCTGTTGTGATGGTGCCAGAGGTCATAGATAGTGCACCGCTGAGGATATTCAGAAGGGTACTTTTGCCACAGCCGTTATGCCCAATCAGGCCGATGCGGTCGCCTTTTTTCAGGCTAAAAGAAATCTCAGCCAGTAACGGACCGAAGGTGTTGTCGTAGCTGACAGATTGCGCAGAAAGTAATGTACTCATGATGCTTATCCAGATTTCAGGCATAAAAATGCCTATCGTCAAAAATTACTGACGATAACCGGTAAGCCGGAGGGAAGTTCTCAGATTGTTTAGTTAGCTTCGCTCAAGCAGGTTATCGCAGCACGATACCAGTAATGCTTGAGCAATGACGATCGCTAAGGACGAGCGAAACTAAAAACATTTCACGGGTCAACATGGCAATCCTCCTTATATAAATTGGTGTATGAGTGGGTTGATTATATTGATGGAGTTGTTATTTAGTCTATCTTTTTATATTCCATTCTTATTCCAAAAATTATGCTTTACTCACGATTTATCTGCTTTCAGATTGTCAGAACTTGCTCACCTAAGCGGCTGCTGTGCCGTTGATGAGTGGATTAAATCATAGGGTTATATTGATATCAATCATTAGTTTTACTTCATTATCAATCATAGGGTTAATATTTTGAAATTTAGACGAAAAAACCAGCAAGAGCTGGTTTCATTGGTGATTTATTTTGTCTATTGTTTCTACTTTAAGGATAATTCTTTGATATTTCTGGATTTCAATAGCTCATTGAATAACTTGTCGTAGTTCTCAACTTTGGTCCTAAGTGCTTCAATATAATTGTCTTTATCACTTTCAGGTAGTCGGTCAAACAAATTCAGCAATTCCCTTTGTCTTTCACTTAAAACGACTTCTGAGACGGTGGGGAGCTCTGGGTTATCCGTTTCATCACTTAGCAACCAGGAAAGGGAAACACCAAAGGCTTCAGATAATTTTAATGCCGAATCTTTGCTTATCTTTCCTTTCGTGAACCAGCGACCAGCGGCTTGAGGAGTTATTCCGCAGATACGAGCAAGCCCCGACTTATTCACGCCGGTTTTATTCATTAAGTGATAAAGTCGAGCCGCAATAGGCGGTTCCAGTGAGCTTTTTTCTTCTTTCATATCAAGATTATAAACCAAAGGTTTAATTATATAAATAACTCTTTAGTTGTATTTTGATATAACCCTATGATTTAATCTGGTTGCTGTTTAACGTGGAGGTTGAAGCTACCCAGACAAAAATGCCCATCTTCAGCCCAAACTGGGCTGGGATCAAAAATACCCATTACGTAGCGGTAGGCAACTCTAGTGTTAAAAGGTTAGTTATAAAAAATCACAATTGAACATATGAGAAAATCTACTTAAAATAAGCTAAAAGGTGGTTTTTATGAATATAAATTATTTCCGTTGTCCGCTGATGTTCCATCCTCGAATAGCTAAAAGCAGTGGTTATCTGAACGTATAATCACTGCCACGAAATCAACACGTTCCGTGGCTTTCTTTTATCGAAAAGGAAAAAGTCATGAAAAATAAACACTGGTCACAAGTCGAGTATCTGCATCTTTCCGTCAAGAACCCGAATATTTTGATCAGAGGCCAACATAGTTACTACAGTGACTGTTGGGATGATGGGTTTGAACTCTCGGTTGTTCGTTATCTCCACGGCGACAACGTTAGCCAGCAATGGGAGCCGCTTGGGCATATTGACCAACTTATTATTGGTGATTATGTCTGTATTGGTGCGGAAGCTGTAATATTAATGGGCGGGAATCATAATCACTCCATTGATTTTATTAGCCTTTATCCCTTTATGAGTATGGTGAAAAAATCTTATCAGCCCAGAGGAAATACCGTACTGAATGATGGCTGCTGGCTTGGAATGCGCTGTATGGTTATGCCTGGTATTACGGTCGGAGAGGGCGCTGTTATTGCTGCGGGGAGTATTGTCACAAAAGATATTCCTGCGTATGCCGTCGTCGGTGGCAACCCGGCTCGGGTCATAAAATACCGTTTCTCTGAAGATGTCATTACGAGGATCGTAAATCTACGGATTTATAAACGACCAGATGATGAAATTGAAAAGCTGATCCCATTGCTCAGCTCTGACGATATCTCCACGCTGGAAACCGCGTTAACCGAGCTATGCCCTTGGGAAAAAGACACTTAATAAAATGAGAGCAGCTGATATTTCCTCTTTCATGGGGTTATGTCAGCTATTTCTAATATGTGGTTTTAATTAATTTAGTTAGAAGGGAAATCGAGTTTAATCGGGTCCCCTGTAGGGGGTTAATAATATAAGGATGTTACCTAATGATTCCTATAGAAAACTTGATTAAGCTTCTGCCTTCGGATGGTACAGTTTTACTCCGTTGCGAACATGGTGAGATAGTGAGTGTGGAACACTTAAGAGATAATCAGTTTGTCGCGACCTTACCGGTATTAATCGAATTGGCAGAAATAGCCGGGTATACAATTTCAATGCCCGATGTTTAACGGAATAATAGCTCTGTCGGCCTGAACAACTGACAACCTAAGCAGTTGTTGTGTCATCACTCAAGGGGGCAAGATGACACAACTATCATTTATCAAATCTGACAATAACATACTGACACCGGCCATGCTCGAAGTCAGGGAGTATCTGCATTATAAAATCAAGTTGAGATGCAGCTACGTCAACTATTTAACAAAATATATTCGTCATAGCGGCTTGTGGGCAGATAAGCACGCAGCCCCTATAACTTGCCTCAAATACTGTGATGTATTGCCGCGCTGTGCAATTAAACCTCCAAATGGGCAGGGGCCTGGAAATGCCATATTTTCCATAAACTCCCCCATTTAATTAATAGCGCCACCATCGACCCTAATTAGGACGGGGCGTTATGCACACACAGTATATTTCACGGAAGGAAGAAGAGTTATGATGCGAATATCGAAAAACTTGCCTTCAGGGCAGAAAAAACCAAGGCGTAATATTCAACTTGTTCTTGAACGCTGGGGTGTATGGGCTAAAGATAATTCAGGTATTGACTATTCCTCTATTGCCGCAGGGTTTAAAGGTTTACTCCCGTACACCACCTCATCACGACCTTCATGTTGTGATGATGATGGATTAGCCGTTGATGGATGTGTTTCTCGTTTAAAACGTCATCGGTATGACGAGTGGGAATTGGTCATTCGGCATTATGTCTATAATCAATCTAAACGTGCTATTGCAAGGCAACAAAAGAAAGACGAAAGAGCAATAAGAATAAATCTACAAATGGCTGAGGGCTTTGTTGATGGTTGCCTTGCCATGATGGATATTCGCCTTGAGATGGACGCCGAAATACAAAATTAATTTTTTATGATAAAAGTGTTGGTGCGGCCGCAAAAAGTGCATTAGTCTGATAACAGTTGGTTGTGCAGTTGCACTCATACAGTCAAAGAAACCTCGCTCAGGCGGGGTTTTTTCATTTTATCCCAAGCATTGATGAGGCCCGATACTTTTGGGCTAAGCTCCTAACGCGTATTAATTAGAACATTGAGAGCAGCAGGGCAACGGGCAGGCTTAAGGGCCAGGTTATACCAATTAAAAGTGATGATAAGCACCTTACTACTAAGCTCTGGTCACGTGTCAGCGGGAAAATAATGAAAGTAGAAATAATAACGCCAACTACATAAATACAGAGCAGAATAAAACCGGTATTCATCGAGCAATTTTCCTTTTGTCTATGTTGTTGGCTTATTATCACCGAAAGAGACGGTATTTTTACATAATAATTTAAATTATTAGGCCTCGCTATTTGTGTGGTTTTTTATAGTTCATCGCCAGCATCAATTATCCTCAAATAATCTCTGCGTCTGGATGGGGCACGGCGGCGAGCTATTTTCCAAAAGCAGCAAATATATGCCCAGGCCAACTGGCAGGGGGAGACAATGAAGATGGATAAATATTCCAGCGCGATATCCTTGTGGTTCGGCGGGTTAACAACAACGATTGGTGCCTTATCTCTAAACGAATGGGCCATGGTAGTCGGTATTGTCTGCACGACGGGAACCTTTATTGTGAATTGGCACTATAAGCGAAAAGAATTTCAATTACGGAAGAAATAAAATGTCTCCAACTCTTCGCAGTAAGTTAATGGGTGTTTCTGCTTTCGGAGCACTGGCTATTGCTGGTGTATTACTAGGTGGTGAAGATGGATTAGAGGGCCGCAAGTATGTGGCTTACTACGATGTCGTCAATGTCCTCACTGTATGCGATGGCCACACCGGTAAAGATATCATCCCCAGTAAAAAATATTCTGATGCGGAATGCGATGCTTTATTGCAACAAGATCTGACGCCGGTACAACGCATTGTTGATGCAGCTGTGAAAATCCCACTAAGCCAATACCAGAAAGCGGCTCTGTACTCGTTCACCTATAACGTCGGGCAGCATGCTTTTATCCAATCTACGCTGCTTAAAAAGCTCAATACTGGCGACATCAAAGGCGCTTGCGATGAGTTACGCCGCTGGATATATGCTGATGGTCAGTCGTGGAAAGGGTTAAAGAATCGTCGCGAGGTAGAGCGGGAATTATGTTTAGTGGAATAA